CTTATAAAGCTGTTGGCGTTAAACGTAAGTATGACGCAGAAACAGGTGAAGAGGTTATAAGTATTCGTTACGACGAAGAAACAGGTGAACGTGTAGAAGAAACTCTTAACCACTCTATGACGTTTAAGCCATTTCATTCTGGCTCTCATGGTATGACTATTAAGATGGGTGATCCTGTTACTATGCCAAGAGAAGAGTGTGACTCTGATCCTGATGTAACTTGTTCTTCAGGTTTACATGTAGGTTCTATGGCTTATGTACATGACTTTGGGCATGGAAATAGTGTAGTTCTTGAGGTACTAGTATCTCCTCGTAATGTTGTAGCAGTTCCTACTGACTATGACAATACAAAGATGCGTACTTGTGAGTATTATCCTATTGCTATTACTAATGGCGAGAATGATGCTATCTATTTAGAATCTGATTATGAAGCCTTTGACCATGCAACTATGGAAGATGATATTGTAAACTATGAAGAGTCTAAGAGAGATGTAATCAAGGATATAGAACGAGAACTTGGAGAGCGTAGAGCTATTGCTAATAATATAATGCAAGTATGAGCCATACAGCAGATCAAGTTATAACTACTCGTAACATTGCAGTAGAAACTTTAGGAGAATCCTGGGCCCAAATGTTGGGCTCAGAATTTTCTAAAGAGTATATGAAAATTTTATCTGCAACTCTTAAACGAGAAAGAATGACGCATACAATATATCCTGATCAAAAAGATGTATTCAATGCATACATTCATACGCCTTACGACAAAGTTCGTGTCGTAGTACTAGGCCAGGATCCGTATCACAATGGTGCGGCGGATGGTTTAGCTTTTAGCAGTAAGCGTGATAATTTTATACCACAATCGCTGCGTAATATATTTAAAGAGATTGGTTATGAAACTAAATATCCTAGTCTAGAGAGATGGGCAAAGCAAGGTGTGTTATTACTTAACACTTGCCTTACAGTTCGTAAAGGATTGCCTAACTCACATTCTAAAATAGGATGGCAGGAGTTTACTTTTAGAACTATACAATCTTTAAATGATAAGAAACATGTAATATTTATGTTGTGGGGTGCTCATGCTCAGAAATATGATGAGTATATAGACCCTAAGCATACTGTGTTAAAATGTTCACATCCTTCACCATTCTCTGCGCACAGAGGGTTCTTGGGTAGCGGACATTTTAAATGGATAAATGACTATTATGAAAAAACAAACCAGGATACTATAAACTGGTAAAAATCTAGCGTGTGTTGTTGATTACTTGTTGTTGTTGCTAGAGTTAGATAGAGGGGCCTTGAGCCCCTCTTTCTATTAACTAGCAGATGCTACAAAGTATTCAACCTGGCATGCAGCTGTATCTGCATCAGCATGTATAGAATCTATATTTGCTAATGTTCCAGCATCTCCAACTGTAGTGTCGCCATCTTCATGTGCATCCATTACTGTATTACCAAGAATAAAATGATCTTCTGCTTCTAATTTTACAAAGTATTCTGCATCTGCTTGCTGCACTCTAAGTGTAACAAAGTTAGATGAGTCTAAATTTGTAATACGTAAGTATTTTACAGTTCCATCTGCAAATTGTCCTGGACCGTTTGCAGCTGCAAATTGTAAAATTTTAATTTCGGATGTTCCCACATCCATTATTCTGTGATCTACTTCGTCCACAGTTACAGTTTGTACATTTGTTGTACCTCTGTCTGTGCTACCGTCTCCTAATGAAACAGCTTCAGTTACTGTTATTGTTAGTGTTGCCATTGTCTATTATTATAAAAATTTGTATTAATCCTAAAAAAAATTGTACTTCATAGTACGGTGCGTATTCTTCTGGTTGGAAGTGCCTCATCCCAACTAAAAATCCTTTTGCCCATTGTATACCAAATGTAAATGTCATTAATCTTCGTCTATAATTTCTTCTGTTAAATATTCGAATGTATAATACGCAGATCCCCCAGGTAAAGCTCTAAACCATTTTTTCTTTAATGGGTCTTTTTGGCTATCTTCATACTCTTGCGGATCATCTAAATAAGATATTGTCGCATCTATTGCTTTTGTAAAATCTCCTATAGTTTTTAAAAGAGGAGTTGGATTTCTTAAAATATCCATCATAGTTCCTGGATGCAGATAGAACCATATATCTTGCTCTAATCTGAATAATGAATTTGCTAATAATCTATATAACCATGCCCAGAAATCATCAGTTTCTGCTGCCGCTTTTAGCATTAACATTGTACCATAGATGGCTGCATAAAATTTAATTTCCATTAAATTCTTACGCATGTTATCGTAATCTATAGTTTCCATATCGCCTTTCATATCTTCTTTAGAAAAGGCATTCCCTAAAGTAACCATATTTCCAATTCCTTTAAGAAGGAATTTAAGACTTCCTTTCGCCCCTACAGTTCCGTAAGTTCTCCATCTACCTTTTGTAAAACGATTTAATTGATCATTATAATCTATTTCTGCAAACCTTGTATTAAATCCTTCAAACATCCATGTTCTAAATATTGTAAAAGCACGTCCATATACAGATTTCTTTAAAAGCATAAATGAATGCGGATCATAGTTACCATGATTTACTTTATTCATTTCAATAGAAGCATCTCTAAAATTAGTAAATTTATTTATAGTATCTGCATCTAAATCATCTGACCATTCCTCTGCATATTCTGCATACTCATTTTTCCAGTTTCCATTTTCATCATAAGCATCATATAAAGTTACACCAGGAGCTACTTCTGTGTTTAACATCTTGGCTACAAAAGGTGCAGTTTGATTTATAAACTCTGTACGACGTTGGATTTCAAACGGACTTAAATTATCTAAAAATTTAAATTCTCGTTTTCTGTCTTTACCATAATGAGCATCAATTTGTTCAAATAAAATTCCGTATTTAGAAACTAAATGTGTAAGTTTAGTTGCAGAAACAACAGAACTTCCTGAACTTTTAAGAACCATCCAATAAGCTTGAGATAACTGATCAACAGTAAAATCTTCTTCACCTGCTGCATGTACAAAATTAGACATTGTACCAAAGCCCATGTTATTTACCCCTGCTACAACATTCCATCCCATACCCTTCATTTGAGTAACTTTAATTACACTTTCTATTGCAGCTTCTTTACTGAATTGAGTAACTTGTAATTTTTCATACTCTTCTTCGAGTTTTGCTTTATCTATATTATATTGAGCATCAGTTAAAGCTCCTTGAGCTCTTCTCTCATCTAAGTTTTTTAATTCTTGTTGAATTTCATTTGCTCTTCTATTTATAATTATACCTTTTTCATCTATATCTTTAGTAAATCCGTATAATTCAGCATCAATAGCATAATCAACAGCTTCTTGAACATTTTTCAATCCACCTATTACGCTTAAATTAGTTCTCTTATCAGATTTCTTAATAGGATTACCTGAAGAATCTACTTGTAATTCTCTGGCCTCTCTAAGAGCTCTTTGTAATAATAAAACTCTATCTTCTACCTCTGCTTTGAATTCAAAGTTTTTAGCCATTGCTGTAAACATCTTCAACACTCTTTCTAAATCATATGATTTTTCTTGAGCCTTCACTCCTTTTATCATTCTAATAGGAACTGTTTTTAAAGGCTGCCCAGTACTTACATCTCTAGCTCCTTCCGATACAATTGTAGGATCTAGCTGTGCTTTTTTATTTATAGACACATATGAAAGTAATTCTGTAGAAGAGAAGTATTTCCAAAACGAAGCAAGACCGTCATTTTGTAAATTTTCTACAAATGATCTTCTAGCAGCAGGCCAGAAGTTTTCAGGTAACTGACGCGATACACTTTCAGGAAGAACTTTTGTTAACTCCTTCATTGTTTTTATATAATAATCATAAAACTCATTTAAAACTTTATCATTTTTTATTGTATTAAATGAGGAGTCATAAAAGTTTAAAGCTTTCTTAGTTACTGCATGGTTTTTTCTAGGCGCAGAAATTAATCTCATGTATCCATATTGTTTAGACCGTGCTTGCCCTTTACCATATCTAATATTTAAAGCTATGACTGGACTATTTTCTTGAGTCCATCTTTTAATAGCTTCATCCACTTCTTGCGGACTAGAATCTCTAAGATCTGCTTTAATAATTTCTAAATTAGCGGCTTCCTCTACTTGATATTGCTCATACTTTTCAAGAGCTTTTTCTACAAGCCTTTCTCTAGTTTCCTGCCCTAGTTCTTTATCTAAAAACTCTATATACTCTTCTTTACTTTTATAAGAAGAATTTAAAACTTTATCTTGATGCCAGAATCTAATATCAATAGCAAGCTCAATATTATTTAGCTGTCTATTAAGTTTGATCGCTGCTGCATTTTTAGCTTTAGCTTGAGCATTTCTAGCTGCCGTAGTTTTTGCAGGAGTTTCATCTATTTTTTTAATCTTTTTATAGTAATCAGCAAAATACTTATTTTTTGCGACTCTATATGAGTCAGAAAACTCATTTACAAAATATCCCGAAAGCTTGCCGTTTTCATCTTTTTGGAAAAATAAATTAGGATCTCGTTTAAACTCAGGATGATTTTTAATAGTCTCTATTTTACTAGAAATTTCTTCAAATAACTTAGCTACTTGAATATCCTTAGCTCTACCTGCTAATTTTAATTTTTTATTAATAAGTTTTACTAACGGAGATTTAAATTTAGTTATATCTAAAGATTGATATACAAAAAGATTAGATTCTTCAGCTATTTCTAGTATATCTTTTTTAGTTACATCCATCTCAGGAATAAGAACACTTATTTCTGCAGTAACATCTTCAATTAATTTATCTAGTAATCTAGCTTTAAATCCTGAAGCTCTTTTACTAAAATCTAGTAAAGCTTTATTGAAAACATTAGTTTCTGTTAAATCTTCAGCATTTAAAAATTCATTAGTTACGCTGTAATTATAAGAGTCTGTAATGTTTATAGCTTCTTGCATTTCTATATCTGTAGGGGCCTCATTGTCTAATACTGTTTTAACCCATCTAAACTGTGCTGTAGCAATAATTTGAAGTTGCTCTATTGTACGCTTATCTTTTAAACTCTTACGTTGAGTAGCATATCTTCTAATACGCTCTCTAATACGCTGTCCTTCAACTTCAGTAATATTTTTATTTGTAAGTTTAGTTCTTAAGTTTTTAATACGCTCATTATATAAATCTATAAACTGCTGTATTGTGTCAATTTGTTTTACAATAGGTATAGAAAGATTTTGTTCAGCATTAAACTTTGCACGCTCTTCATATAATCTAACAGCATTATCTATTTTGTCTTGAGTGTATTTACCTTGAGCAGTTATTAAATGGGTCATTAAATCAAAACGTTGTAAGAATCCGCCATCTTTTTGAATCACTCCAATAAGTTCATCTGCAGTTACTGTTCCAACTCGGTTAGCCATTTCAGCAGTTTTCTGTCCTGCAGTTTCTTCTCTGCTAACCACTTCTAATACATTACCTACAGCTGTAGCTAAAGCACTATCTTTTTTAACTTCTACTCCAATAACATCTCCTAAAGCTTGTATAAATCTTACAATCGCAACTTTAAATCTTTCCCAAATACTCTTTTTAACTTTTTGATTATTTAAGAATCTCTGCACCCCTTTATTAGTCATAGCATGAACTAACCATTCCTGGTCATTTTTAAATGCATAATCTAATAATGCGTGCTCCATACTATCAGGATCAATTTCTCCGTTTTTAACTTTTTTAGCAAGAAGTTTAATGGAGGCTAATCTTAAAACTTTTGTTGTTTTTGCTAGCTCACTATCTTTATTAGCTAATTCATTAACTAAATATCCGTGTAAGTATTCATGCAGTACTACTTCTTCAAATGTAAGAGGTTTAGACAAATAGTTGCTATTTAATTTAACAGTACCATCTGTATATTCTCCTCGAATATCAATTGTTTCTGTAGAGCCATCTGGATTTGTAATATCAGTTGTTTTAGCTTCTATTACTTTTTGTATTTCAGATCCTACAGTATCAAAATTATCTAAAAGTATTCTAGCAAGCATTCTATAGCTTACATCTTCAGTTTCATTTACAACATTTTCAAGTAATTCTTTAGCTCCTGCTCTATCTAAAACATCACCTTCTTTAAAGTTATATTTACTAGGTTTAGTAGGAGTTGATGTAGGAGAAATCTTTTTAACAGGTATCTGAGGTACTTGCGCAGCTCCTGGGTTAGCAGCTCCTGGCGCTGTAGGTACAGCATTTTGAGAGAATACAGTTCCACCTTCTTTATTAAGTTGAGGAATACCTTCATACTCAGATATTCTAACCTTATTTGTATTATACCCTTTTAAAGGGATACGTTTAAATATAATACCACCGTCAATGGTAACATCTCCAGTTTTCTCATATAACTGAACTTTGTTATTTACTTTTCTACCTATTATAGGTATGTAAGTTAACACTTCATCCTTCTCATACGCATATTTATAATATGGTAAATCGATTTCAGGATTAATAGGTTTTAAAACTAATTGATATAATTGATTTCTACCATTAAATTTAATTCTATGATTACCTACAGGCTCTTGTAAAAACTGACCTACTGTAAGATCAGCTTCAGTTATTTGAGTTGCATAAAAAGGATTATGTTGTAACCATTCTTTTAATGCTTGTGCAGAATTAAAATCTTGGTCATTTAACATTCTTTGTTCTTCCACTCTAAGAGCATCATAAAAACCAATTTCCTGTAAATAGGCAGATGGCACAAATTTTACAAAATTTCTAGCATTTTGATTACCTCCTGTTGCATATGCAAATTTTACTAAGTCTTCAAATAACTCTCTATGTCCTTCTATATCTGATTGGTATAAAGCAATAAAATCTTTATGCATCTGGTCCATAACATCTTCTTGTTTAGATGCCGTGTAACTAACAGTATTTGGAACTGTTAAACTACTTTTAATAATAGGAACTAATCTTTGTATGAATAAATTTCTTTTACCCCAAGCAGTATTTTGTACATTTTGGACTTTTGCAGCTAAGGAAGATTCAGATAAGAAAAGCATATCTCTTCTTAACTCTTCTGCATTAATTTCAAAAGCATTTTCAAAAGCTCTAGCATATCCTTTATCTAACATTGCGTAAAATAAAGATTCACGGACATTAGAAGAAATATCTTTCTCACCATTCATTTTTTGGAATTCCGTGATCATATCTGAATGCGCTTTAGCATTAAATGGCATTACTTTACCAAAAGCTTTATACGCTTGCTTAAGTTCATTATATAAAGTTTCAAATTGAGTGTTTTTAAGTGCGTCTGCAACTCCTGCAAGCCCTGATAATTTATCTTCAAAAATAACATCCATATTACTTAAAGCTCGTTGAGCTTCAAATATAGTACTACCCAATCCTTTTGTTCTAGGCGTCATGATACCTCTTTGAAGTTTTTTAACTGGATCAGAAGATACTTGTAATTGTCTAAATCCTGCTAAAATAGCTTTTTGAGTTTGATAATAAGTATCATTTTTAGTGTCTGTAAATAAACTTTTAAATCTTTTAACACTAAAAGTTTGAAACTTACCATTTTCATCTTGTCGTAATTCATCTAAAGACATTGTATAATCTTCTTGAAAATTACCATCTCCTATTCGACTATCTAGAATCTGCATAGCAGCATTAAAAGCTCTATTACGTATTTGCTCAAAGCCTAAATATCCACCTTCTGCACCTGAACTAAAATAATCAAATTGCTCATTATATATTTCAATAGATTCTTGTCTTAAAAAGTAAGTTAATTGATCTGTATGAATAGAATTTCCATATACATCTTTATACATTGGGGCAAATAAAGCAACATCAATAGTTGCATTATTAACACCAGCTGCAGCTAATGTTTGTTTATTAGCATTATCTACTGCAGCATTTTGTATACTACGTAAATTATCTGAAGAAGTTCTTTTTACTCCATTTTCACTAACTGAAAATCCTTTTCTTGATATATTAGTTAATTCTAATACTCCTTCTAAGGTTTCAAAAAATGTAAACTTAATTAGATTTTGATTATAATCAGGATTTATTCCAATATCTCTTCCTTGCACAGCTGCATGTAATGTAGCAGCTAATGAAGCAGGTCCAATAAGTTTTTTACCTGTTCTTTGAGATATATTATGGCTAATATTAGTAGTTAGGTATGATGGTGAATCTATTACATTATCTTTCTTTACTAATTTATCAACTTCTGTTGCAGCAGTTTCAATATCATTATTATCTAGTTTTTCAGTGGCTAAGAAATAATTTTTATTAAACACTAGCTCACGCATTGCATCAAAGTACTTATCTTGTAATTTTTGTAATGCAGATAAATCAGTTTTCTTTTTAATTTTTCCTTGATCATCTACTACATACATTTTTCTATAAGTATATAAAATATCAATATCAAAGTCACTACCCATTTGATCAACCATCTCGTCAGGTATAATAGCAGTGGCTATTGATGTAGATGGTAAAAATCCTACAACTTCTAACGCCATAACAGAAGATCTACCTTGGCCAGGAATACGATACCCAATCATTTCAAGCAATTCTCTTGGTATAGCATCCACTTGTAAGTATCTTTTGCCATTACTAACTTTAGAATATTTTCTATTAGTTAAATCAACTTTAACTATTTTACCTTCTGCATTTGTAAATTCAAAATGTGGCTGTATAAGTAATTGTCCTGGTAAAAACTCACCTTCAGAATTTACTCTAGGCCCTTGTAATCCTATTGTTTCATCAAAAGCATTAAGACTATTAGGATTAATATAAGTTATTACATTACTAACATCATCTTTTCCAAATTCCTCTTTAAATTCTTTCCAAGTACGTCCTCCTTTAGCTCTAAATCCTGCGCTAGAAGACTGAATGTAACCATATCCAGGCAATTTAACATTAGCAATGTTCTTTCTAATTAAAGATAATACTAAAGACTCAATATTAGTACGAGAATGATTAAACATAAGAGGAGATCTAAATATTCTCTCCGCTGTTTCTGCTACTTCTATAACCGTAAGTTCTTTTATATCTTTTTTAGACCAATTTCTTTGTTGGGCCTCTGCTTTTAAAAACTTAGAAAGTTTAGATGCATTTATATCTACAGCTCTTCCTGTGTCATCTAGGGTAATACCCATTCTAGAATATAAATCTTGCGCTCCAAGCTTATAAAAATCAGAAACTATTTTTTCTTTATCTATTCTCCACTGTTCTACCGTTCTATCTTTAGATAGTTTTAAATCTAAAAGATCATCAGCTGCTAATACATCTAATTGAGTACTTTTAGATACTTCTTTTTTATTAACAGGTTTTTCTTGCTGCCATCCTAAACCATCTCTATCTAAGCTTCGAATAGCATTTCCTTCTACAATATTAGCTTCTAGTTGTTCTGCAGATAAGAATTCTCCAGACCCATCATATACCTGAATCGGGTTGATAGCTCCTTTTTTATCTGAAGACTCATGCCCCGCTCTTCTAATTTTTAAGCGTTCCATTACTAAACGTAGATTGTCTATATCATGACCTTTTGTTTCTTCTGGCCATAACCATCTTGTAGAGGTTTTTCTAAAGAATTTATTATTACTATCTAATTCAACATTAATATCATTTACAATATAAACAGGTTTATCTGTAACAAATACATCTTTTACTGCTCTATATTCTTGATCAGTTAAAAATTGTTTTAATGTATAGTAATTTTCTACATTATTAGGATCAGCTATTACACTTTCTATTCCCTTTTTAAGTTTGTTATAAATAGTTTGAGGAAGTTTACCGTGTGCAAACTTCATTTCTAAAGCTTCTAATGCAGTACCATACTCTTGTCCATCTGTTCTTTCAATTTCTGAACCATTTTTAAATACTTTACTGTCAAACATAGTTATAGTACTAACTTGTTTATCTGTATACTGAGGAGAAGTTGCAGGAGATAATAAATCTGACCCTCTTTTCTCATAGTTATTTAAAGTTATTTTAATTGTAGCAGGTAAATTGAATTCTCCTTTATTTTCTTTATATGCTAAAGCAGGATCTCCTGTAAATAAAATTCTTTGTTCATTATTAGAAATAATATAATTAAGAGCTCTATCAGCTACTAAAGCAGCTATTTTATTTTCTTCAGATTTAAGGTCTGCATTAGTTTGTTTTGTAGCTCCTTGGAAATATTTATTATTTACATATTTAGACGATATTTTAAGACGATCAAGAGTATCTATATTTCTAGCTATTTCTTTTAAAACATCTTCCTTAATAATTTCTTTAATATATTCTTTAACTTGATTTTTATCTAAACCAATTTTAAGAGTTTTACCATCTTCTTCCCATAGTTCAGCTGCTCTTTCGTTATAAGAGTTTAAATAATCAAAATAATAAAAATAGTTAGCGCCTTCTTCATAAGCCCCTCTATTTACATTTTTTTCAATTGCTTTTTGTCTACCTTCTGTTTGGTGATAGTAAATCCTATTATATTCTCCCATTGCATATTCTGTAATAGTAGAAAGTATTTTATCTTTAATATCTACTACTTCCCCATCTTCTATAACTACTTGACTTAAAGCAGTGTCTCCGTCAATAGTACTCCATTTAGGAGCTTTAAGCATAGGAGTAATGTCTTTATCAGATAAAGTTAATGGGAAGAAATAGGATGTATTTAAGCCTTGATTAGCAAATAATTCTAAACTACTTGCATGCTGCATAAATTCTCCTTGTTCTTTTCTTGCTTTTCCTCGTGTTCCAGAATTTAAAAGCCTAGTAGATTCTAACATTACAATATCAAGAGAAAAATCTTTGTTTTCTTCTAGTAATTTTTCACCCCAAGTAGAACCTTGAGAAGCATTAAGCGTTAATAAATTTTCTAAAGAATTATAACCTCCTCTTAAATTATCTTTATAGTTAGAGAGTAATCTTTGCATACCAAATGCAAGACTGTAAGCATATATAGCTTTACCTCCCTCACCTCTAAAGTTATTTCCAAATATAACCCCATTATAATCCACAGTTAATTTTGCAAGACCTATAACACTTCTTTCTTGATTAGGACCTTCAATTGGATTATTAATATAGAATAATCCTCCACTTCCGCTTTCTATTCTTTCATTAACTATATTTTCAGCAGTTTCTTTATTCTCTGAAGGAACGCTTATTTCTCCTAATTTATATTTAATAGCTTCTTGAATTTCTTCATTACCTAACGAATCAAATATAAACTGCATAAACCCTCGGCCATTAGGTCTTATTTGTGCTTCCCAGGTACCTTTTCTTCTTACATATGCTGCAAGATTGGTTGCGCTTGAAGAGATATATCTTAAGCCTCCTATAGGTACTTCCATACCAAGTCGTCTTAAAATACTTTGTAGCTCTCCTAAGAATTTATCAGAGTATATATTATTTTTAGTATCTTTTTTAAGATTTTGAGCTATTTTTAATTTAGCCATGTATTCAGCTTTTATTGCTAAAACTTTTTTAGGATCTATTACAAGCTCGTCTTTAACTTCTTTAACTACTTCACTTTGTTTTAAATGATTTAACCATTTTTCTTTTACATTAGCTATTGTACCGTAATTATCAGCTGCAATAACTTTTGTTTTAGAAGGACTTTTTGGATCAGATAAAACTTGAACAAAATTTAATTTTGTACCTGACATAGCAACTACAAACTTATTTTGAAAATCTAAAGATTGGTTTTTTAATTTCTGTAAGATATTCTTATATACTGGACTAGGAGTAGCTAATTCTACTGCAGCAATTTTAGATGATAACCCACCTTTAATATCAGTTAGAATAGATTTAAGAGTATCATAAGCATCTTGATACTTTATACCCATTGGGTACCCTGCCCAGTTTATATTATTAGAATCTGATATAGAAGATAAAAAGAATTTAACTTCAGCAGAAGCTGTCTTTTTTCTATCTGCTCTATAGAATTCTATATCATAGCTTTCTTCTGTAAAGTCTGCATCTTTAAGTCCTTCTTCTGTTAATTGCTCATTTAAGAATTCTGCTATTTCTTCTTCAGAATATTCTCTAGACTCAAACCCTGCTTTTGTAGGAACAATATCTAACTCTTTAAGTTTAGCTAATATTAATGCTTCTACGGTAGTTTGACTTCCTTTTCGGTTAAAATTATCTAAAAGTGTTTGATAAGCTCTAGCTTTTTTAACTCCTTTTCTTTTATAAGTTGCTAAACGTTCTTCTAAATGTCGTTTTAAATTTATAGATACAAAGTCAAAGCTTTTCTTATGATTAACTATAAGGTCTGCATAAAGATGAAATACGCCTTCAATATATTGATCCTGCATTTCTTGACTTAAGTTATCAAGATCTATAGCATCTTCTTCAAGCTCTTCTTTTAGTTTTAAACTAATTACTTTTTCTTCTTCAGTTTTTTCAACTGTATTTTCAAAATCTATAGAAAAGAATTGATCATTACCTTTTACTATAGAATCACCGTCATCTATAGCATTTTCATTTAATATGTTATTAGAAACAAAATCAAGATCTACTAATACAGTAGGCTGAGTCATATACGTATGCTCTATAGCACCATCTTTATGCTCTATCTTATTTTGCCCATTTATATCTGTTTTAAGATTATCTAATTTAAAACTGTTATAAGAGTTGTGTTTATTGATAATAGGATTTCTATTAACATCTAAAGCTACATTACCCTTTTTATCAAGTTGTACATCAGAAAACTCTCCAGGCTTATTAATTCTTTTAGCATCAACGCTTACTAATTTTCTTTTTAAAAGCTCAGTAGCTTTATTAGCTCCATCTTCATAATTTATAGATACTACTTGTTCGATTTTATTATCTACAAAGTATTGTTTAAGTTCTCCTGTGTATACTCCAGAATCATTTGTTTGTATAGTATTTATATCTTCAAAGAAATAATTAGGTTCATTAGTATAAATAGTTCTATTATCTACATCAAGAACAATTAATTGATTACGAAGTTCTGTTGGTGTATATACTAATACTTTTCTTTGGCCTTCAATTCGACCAAACTCTTCTTCTTCATATTTATAAGAATACGGAGAGGCGTATACATATCTATTTATAAACGAATGGAAAGCTGTTTTTGCTCCATCTCTACCAAAGTCTAATCCTGTAGCGTCTGAAACAGTTTGATGTGTTTCTATATTATCAGTGACAAATGAAACTGCAGACCCTATTATAGTCTGCGCTTGAGTGTCAGAGATATTATCAGCCCACAATACAGCAGGGAAGAAAGTTCCATTTGGAGTAGGAATCATAACAACAACTCTACCGTTGTCTATAAAGAAGTCATTAGATAAAGATTTTTTAGTTTCAACCCCTTTACTTGAATATATTATACCTGTATTTACAATACCTATTTCCAGATTATTCCAGTCAGGCATAGACTCTTTAACAGGTCTATTTGCAGGGATTAAATTATTATTTACAGTTGCAAGATCTCCATTCTCTTCTTCTTCAAACATTTGAAGTACAAGACCGCTACCTTTAAAGATTACATTACTTTCAGCAACCTGATCTTCATTTTTAGCTAGCACTAAACGTAAGTTCTTAGCTTTCTGTGCCTGCTCTTCTGCGGTAGTTTCTGAATTCTCTCGTTGCACCCATTCAACAGAGTGCATTGGAGCAATATCAGTTAAAGCGCCATCTATAACTTGTTGTATTACTATAGGAAGCTTTACTATTTCTTCTTCAGTCATGTTTGCCAATTCTTCAGAAGTAATTTTCTTATTAGTATTTGGAGATCTAAGTTCTAATACAACTGAAGACCCTACTTGTAGATTTCTAGTAGTATGTACTGAATCTGCATACTTACCATCTACTGTATTACTTTTACTAAGTTTCTTTTTAACTACTTTGCCATCTGGTAAAGTAACATCTACTTCTTGATACTCTATAGAAACATAGCCTGCAGACTGAGAAGAAAGTAATTGTTGAGATTTACCCTCTCCGTTGTCTTCAAATACCTCTACAACAGATTTAGGTATAACATTAGAGTTAGCCATATTAAGATCAGAAGAGTTAATCTCTTGACCTTCATTAGAAATATCACCTTCAAATATAGGAGATAAATGCTGTTCCGCAGAAGTTAAGTGTTTAAATACTTTATCTACTATTGCTTGATTATATTCTAACTCTATTAAAGGTTCTTGTTTTACATCTGTAATAATATTTTGATCTGCTGTTAGTAAAAAAGGAAGAATAAAGATTTTCTCAACAGGAATTCCTTGTTCGTCGTACATATATTTATACATAGACTGTTGTCTAGTATGACGAATTTTTTTACTAGTAAACATTCCATTATCTTCATACTTTGTAATCTGAGTACTAGTAATAGAAGCTTTAAGATCTATTATCCAAGACCTACCATCAGGGAAAGTAAGCATAATATCTGTTGCCCCTGCTATAGTTTTATCTCCTTTAGTGTTAAAAATTTTACGTTGAGCATCAAACACAGCATCAGGATACGTTGTCATTAAGTTATATATACTTTCTACTACAGTTTCAATGTTTTCAAACTTTGCAAAGTCTACATCAGCTAATCTATCTTCTCTTTTTAAATAAGGATCTAAAGTATTAAGTATTTTCTGACTAACAACTGCAATTACTTCTTTAGTAGATTTCTTTCCAGTCTGTCTAATAGCGTCAGGTAACAACTGAATAGCATTTTCACCAATAAAATCTACTAAATTACCCCATTCTAAATTAAACTCACCTCCTGTCGGAGCAGATTCTTGAAACGCATTTCTAATAGCTGTAGAAACACGAGTAGCACTTACTTCTCCTGACTCTAAAGCTACAGGATATTCTGATTCTTGAGTTTCTGTATTTTCTACAGTTTCCCCAACCATATTATTTAGAGCCTGAATTTTATTTAAAATATCTAGCTGATTTGGCTTAGGAGATTCTTTTTTAGGTGAAGGCGTAGTTGTAGTAGTAGTTTTAGGCTGCACCTGTCCCCCTGGAGATACTACAGGCCCGTCTTCAAATTTTAGTACAGTTCGTCGTCTTGTAATAGCTTCTCCTACTAAAGGACTTTTCTTTTTATCTGCAGCTAACCTTGTTTCTTCTGCTGCTAATTCTTCAAGCGTAGCAATCTTACCAATTCTATCGATAAGTTCAGCTTCTTTCTCTGGACTAAGTGTATTTTTTACTACATTAACTGCGGCCTTAGCTTTAGCAGCTGCTTTTTGTGTGAAAGATTGCTTTTTATTATTGTTACTTTTTTCTTTAGCTGCTTTTTCTTTTTTATCTTTCTCTGTAGCATCATCCTGAAGCTTTTTACCATCTGCTTTTAACCTTTCAGGAAATTTAATATATATATCATAATAAGCACTTGCAGTTTCTCTATTAATTTTAGCTGTGTTGTAACGTGTTTGTGTTTCAATAATCTTAGCATCAAGTTCAGAAGAAGTTTCTATTTCACTTACACGTTTTTTAATTTCTTGAATTGTAGTCTCTTTAAAAGTAGCCTCATCTTTTAGTTTAAAATCTAGCGCTTCTTTTCTTTCTTTTAAATGTTTTTTAGCATTCTTAACTCCATCTTTAACATGATTTAATCTTTCGTTACTTTCTGGAGTAAACAGGTAAGGCTCAGAGCTAAATTTTTCTTGTTCAGATTTTAACTGTTCTTGTTTATCTTTCAGAGATTTCTCTGCCGCTTCTACTTGCAACTGTAACTCTTGTATAGCGTATAAAGGAGCTAGCTCAGGATTATTGGCTATATCCTGCATAAGCTGTGTTTTCTCAGCTTTTAATTCATCTAATTCTTGTTTATAAGCTCGTACTCTATTAGCATTTTTATGTTGATTAATTCTAGTGCTTAATAAAATTTCTAACGCTCCAGGATCTTTAGTTTTAGGATCTTGTAGCAATTCATTAAACATATCTTCAACAACTTTTGCATCTTTTATATATTGATCTGCTATTTCTTTATAGTTTTCAGCAACTTCTAAGTTAGCTGCTTCTTCTTCAGACATATTTTTATATCCTTCAAGAATATCCATAAAGTTCTCATACGTTCCACTATAAGCGCTACCTACTGCGTGTTGGTAAAAAGATTCTTCATTTAAATCATTAAACTTAGCATTATTACCTAATTTAGCTTCTAGTTCTTTAGCATTTTCAATAGAAGCTTTTAATTGTTTACGCTGCATAATAGTACTAACAGTACCTACAGGTCCTGCACCAAAAGCTCCTGTTAAACCTTCAGACATACCTTGGTAGCTACCCATATGATCCACCCATCTTTCATGTGTAGGACGATAGTCTTTTAATCTAATACCTAACTCTTCATCTACTCTGTGTTTAGCTTCTGCTTCTAAGAAACCAGTGGTAGATTCTTCCATATATTCAGTGGGCATTTCAATCCCTACTCTTTTAAGCCCTTCTTTTAAGAGAGGAGTTTTAGCACTTGTATTTACTAATCCTGCACGCCTAGTGTATCCTATATTTCTAAATAAATTTAACTGAGATATAGACTGCCACATAATATTTATTTTACCTCCCCAAACAATATCCTCAGCTTGTAGATAAGCTTCTTGTCTAGCTTTTTCTTCTGCTTGACTAGGATCCATTCCCTGGTTTACATAGTGCTGTAAAAGTCTAGGATACGATTCTTCTATATGTTTAACAGCAGATACAGCATGCTCACCATAGTTTAATGCCATTCCAGATAATACTGCACCTGAAACGTTTACAGCTCCCGCTGTTGATGTTGCAGAAGCACCTAAAGCATTTGCCATTTTACCCATCGCAAGTTTAGACGCCCAAGTACCTGCTTTAAAAAACTGTGAACCTGGAACTAAATATCCAAGAGAACGAATCATTTGATCTCCATTTTGAGCAAACCATTCTGCGCTCATTAAATCAGGTGTTGGAGTAGAAGTATATATAGGATTACTTTCTCGAACTCCTTCTTCTGCATCTCTTAAGAGTTTAGATAACCAATTATCATAATTAGTTTCTACTCCTTGAAGAGTTTTAAGATGATGCTCAAAATCTAATACATAAGCAAAAGGCTCAACAGCTGCAGCAACTATACCTACTCCACCTCGTTTAAGAGTTCTCCAAAGTTGTTGTCCTCCTGATTGGTGTGCAGCAAGCTGTTTTTGTATGTCCATCCCAGGTACATAATCTATACCTGCTTTTTCAAATTCATCAAACTTTTCTTTACTTAAAATACCAAAGGTACCTTCGTACCTTTGAGCTGCTTCTAATGCCTCTGAAGAGGGATCTCCGAGCAGAAATTTTGTGGGTTCTATTTGTTGAAATTGATCGTCGTATTGAGTTGCAGCTACTGTATTTCGCTTACCACCCTTTTTAGGCTGTAACATATATTATTTATTTATTTTTGCTTTTTCTTTTTTAAACATTTCTTTTATATACTTACTTATTGAATCTGTATTAGGAAATGCTGGAGAATACGGTTGCTCACCATAGAGAGGCGTAAATGTTTGAGGATCTACTGCTACAACTTCATATTTTCCATTTCTTAAAACTACTCCCAAAGTTACATCTTTTCCATATTTTAAAAAGGCTAATTCAGATAATTTTTTAGGTATAACAGTTTGCCCTTCTACAACTAATCTTGACACTGCTTTTTTAGTGCCCGTTAATGCAGGCCATCCTAAATCATCAAAAAGATTTGTTTGAGCTCTTCCTTCAGGAATAGTTCCTTCAAATGAATGTTCTTCTTTTTTATTGTCAGAGCCTGTTGTATACGTTCCATTAATTTTATATACAAATTTTCCTGTCGAACCGTCATAGATAGGTCGAGTAGAAATTTCAGATATTTCTATATTTTCCCAATCTGTTTGTTTAATTTGTTTTTCTGTTGGCTCTGCCCATTCACTTTCTTTATCTTTTACTCTTTGAACATCCATAATTGTTCCTGGGGCAGATTGTATACGACTTTCAAATTCAAGTAAAGATTTTTTACCATCTCCTCCTATTTCTACTACAGATTCCATACCAGGACTAAAGTTTGATCCGTCTAAAATTTCTTGTAACGATTCTTCTAGTAAGTCATCTATTTTTACCTGAGCTTTGTACTCTTCCATCTCTCCCATTGGATTTCTTCCTAGCTTTTCTCGCATCTTTGGAGTTTCTATATACCCCTGTTGCATTTCTTGCTCAGTAAATTGACGGCCTAATTTTGTTTCTGCCGCACTTAAAGCTTTGTACAAAATAGATGCTTCTGAACTATATTCTGCTGCGTCAATTAAATTATTAGATGCTAAAGCATTTAAATTATACATTTTATTCAACATTCCTGATGGCTCAAGAGAAGGAGTTCCAGTTTCATCCTTAGTTGTTAAGAAATTACTAGTATCAAACTTTAAAACTTCTCCATTAAAAATCAAATTATCTCTAGAAGTTTTTTCTTTATCAGATGTAGTTTTATAAATATTACCTTCAGTGTAATCACTTCTTCTATATTCTTGAGGTAAACTACTTATTTTATTCTTTACCATATCTTCATAAGACATTCCTGTAGCATTAGATAAATCTCTTAAAAGTTCTTGCGCTTCAGCACTTCCTGCTATAGCATTCTGTAATCCTATTGAAATATCCTCTCCACTTCTTTGTCTATACTCTTTAGGTATTTGACGAATTTCAAATCCTTTTTTTACTTTTCCTGATGAATCTAAATACTGATACTGATCGTCTTGTTTATCTTTTGAAGCATCCCATACCACTATACCATCCTCACTTATTATAACAGGTACATTTTGTTTTATTTTAGGTGCAGTATCATAAAGACCTTTTGCTCTTTTTCTTAACATCTCGTCAAGTTTAGCTTCACTTAATGCTGCAGGAGGAGCTCCCATAAAAGATCCTTTATCTGCTCCTTGATAATCTGTAAGAGACTTATTTAAATAATAATTATGTAGTGTAGGAGAAAGCTTTCTTTTATTTAAATTCTTTTCGTAATCTAAATAGTCCTCTTTAGCTTGTAAAGCTCTTCTATAAACTTTATCATTAGATTGATTTCTAAATTTCCCTGAAAGAAACCCTGTAAGCTTTCCTAAATCTCCACCCACTTCTTGCATTTTTTCATCAAGTTGAGTATTAAATTGATCTTCTCTATCTTGTATTAATTGCTCATCTTGAGGTAGCATAGGAACATTATACAATTCAGATAAATTATCTAATTTTTCTTCACTTTTATCATAAGCTGCTTGACGTAAAAGATTACCTGCCATCATTTCTTTGTAAGGTAATCCTACATATTGAGATTCAATATCACGCATTCTACCTAGTGCGCCTCTTACTCCTGTACCAAATTTAATTGCCATAATTTATATATTTAAACCAATTTTTCTCCTGTCCTAGGATCATATTCATAATCTTTAAAATCTCCGTAAGCACCATAATTAGCAGTATCCATATTCTGTAAACGTAAATGATCCATTCCTAAATTAACTAAACCACTTCCAATATTTTCTAATCCTGTTACAAAAGATTGTTTAGGATCGTATTGCATCATAAATTGATCCTCCATTAATTCTCTTTGCATGTTTTTATCTGCTATACCTATGTTAGCAGTATCTGTAGCTCTTCTGTCTGTAGCTGTTTGTTGTGCTAAATTACCATAGAACTGTCCTGCCTGCGCTTGTGAAGTACTGTGTCCTGCTTGTAATCCTCCTCTAAGTTGAGCTCCTGTAGCTCCACTTCCTTCTAGACTTGCTCTTAATGATGCAAGATTTCTATCTTGCATACCTAAATAAGTTCTTTCTAAAGGAGAGAAATCCATGTAATCTTGTTTATCTAGTCTACCTAAATCCATAGTAGGAGCTTTTGCAATTAAACCTTTAGCCATATTAAATAATCCAGGTGCTATTGCGGCTGCTTTCATCCATCCAGGAAGTTTTGCGTCTTCTTCTTCTGTATTTGTATAAGTACCAGGAGAAACATCACCAGTAGGATTAGAAAAAGTACCAAGATTCATATTTCCAAAAGTACTTGCATCCCCTATATTAAAGTTGGTATCAAATGAAGGATTTATTCCATTAAGGCTAAAATTATTATTTCCTGTATTACTAAGCCCCATATCATATTGAAGAAAAGAAGATTGACTAGGGTCAAATGTACCTCCAGGGCTAGCCATCTTTACAGGATTTTGTATATTATTATCAGCTTTAAACTTTTCTTGTGCGTCATATAAATTTTTAACTTCACCCATAGCTAAAGTATCCATCATATCTGCAGTAGTTCTATCATAGCCTTCACCACCCATACGCATCTCTGCAATATTTTCTAAGTCTTTAGCCTTCCCTTTAACAGCATCAGCATATGTGTTAAATTTACCAAAAGATTTGTCTACTTTTAAATCTTTATTATTGCTAAATACATAAGATGGTTTACCGCCAAACTGCATAATACCTATACCACCACTAGAGTGTCTAGGGCCAGATAAGATATGCATACCACCACCTTTATAAGATTTCATAGTACCACCATTATAAGCTCTATTTACTTTTACATCTCCTACAATTACTTCTCCGTCTTCAGCTTCAAAATCTACGTTTGTAAATTTACCACCATCTTCTGCAAACATATTCATAAGACTCATAGGATTAAATCCTCCTTTACCCCCTTTATTATCTAACATGTTCATCATTTTCATTCCTTTGTCTCCCATATTAAAAACTTTACCTGCAGCAGCTGCAGGATTTACAACCATAGAACTCAAACCTCCAAATATATTTCCCATTTGAGCTTCATTGCTTTCCATGTCAGCGCCCATATTAGAAGCTATGCCTGCTATACCTTTATTTAATGCTCCCCCTACTATTGGTATAGACCCTGCAAGACCACCCAAAGCTCCCCCTAAGAATCCTCCAAAATTATATTCAGGTAGCATACCACCATAAGCAGCTTGAGAGTTTTTTATTGCTTCATTTGTTGGAGCGCCTTTGCTTCCTGGTTTACGCATTCTTTCTCCGCTGCCTCCTGCTATTCTTTTTCTTTTAGCGTGTATGTTTGCCCATAAACCCCCACCTTTATACTGAGGAATAGCTTTACCACCGTACTGTCTATAGTTTATGTCGTAAAGTTCTTGTTCAGTATAAGGTTTAAGATACTGTCTGTTTACTCTATTTTTTAATAACTTTTGGCCTAATTTATCTGCATAGTCTGAAGGAAGTAACGCTTCATCCATTCCTAATATTTGAGCGATTAAACCAGGAGACAATGCATCTTCTAAAAGTGTACTATCTCTAGTTATAGCATCGTTATATTTCTGCAAAGAAAATGATGGGTCTCCATATGGATTAAAAGGATTTGACGGATCAAACTGCAGTTGAACTGGTTTTTTCTTAGGTGGATCTCCACCATTCTCATATTTATTTATTTTTTTCATATTATTTCCTCCGTATTTTAAATCTCTACCTATTCTATAAGTTTCTAAATATTTTTCAGGTGTTTTATTTGGTGCCTCTGCATCTTCTCCATATATTTTTGGAAACACATTCGCTAGAGATCTACCATCTCTTAATACATATCCAAAGTACTCTCTTGTACCTTGTCTACCTAATAAGTTAGAAAGCGCAGAAATCTCATCATCTGTATAATTAAATGATATTCCTTTATCTTCTAAAACTTTTTTATACTCTACTCTTAAGTCATTAGCATTTTTACCTAATCCAGGTACACCAGGTATCTTACCAAAATACCTATCTTCAAATAATCTATTTTGTAATGTAGTATCAGAAGCAAAAGATTGTCTATCTACTCCTTGTAGATAAGACATGTTTTGTAATTCTTCTGCGCTGTATAGTTGACCGTATAAACCTGTAGCACTACTGTTAGGATTTATCATTTTTAATCCGTCAGAGCTTTCCACATATCTTAAACCTTTTTTAACTTTGTCTAAGTCTGTATCGTGAGATCCTCCGTGAGAGTATTCAGGTCTAGGATATTGAGGTAATTTCCAAGAACCTTGTGCAAACTTTTCTGCTTCTTCTTGTGTATTAAACGGTATACCTTCTCCAGCATCCATCGCTTCTCTAAAAGATTGAGGTTTATAAACAGTATTTGCATAAGGAGCTTTCTTATTTGTTATAGAAGGAATAACCCAAAATTTACCATCCGCTTCATAAGTTGTAGCTAAGTGTGTAGACTGAGTATTCGAAGGCTGGCTAAAGTTATACATGTAGTTTTCACCAACTGCAGGACGCATCATTCTAAACTTTTTAGCTTTATCTTTATTATCAAATTTTTTCTTCTTAGCCATAATTTTGCAAGGTACTATATTTTATTATCTTTTAGAAATTCTAAAAAAGGTTTTTACATAATGTAAAGCTATTTTATAATTAGCGAGAAGATTACTAACACCACGTTTTAATGTAATTTTTATATACGTATCCCTAAGCCTTTCTCCAGAACTATTTCTAGGAACAGGTAGCCTACTTATATTTTCTCTTATATCAAAGTCACTATCTTCTACTATATTAAATCCGTCACCAAATGTTTCTGTTACTAGTTCTGATGGAGAAGATACTCTAAAACTAGCTTCACTAAAATTATCTCCTAAATTTGTATAAATAGTATCGTTATTATTTTTACTTACAAACCATTCTATATGATCAAATGCTTTTGGGTATAATGAATTTTTATTTACTATAAACTCTATTTTGTGCTCGCCAGGCACCTTAAACCATTTTGTTATTGCCCCTATATTATGCTGAAAAATTTCTCCTCTGTGCTCAAGGTTAGAATCAATAGATAATAATCTATCTGGTAGACTCATATACATTGGTGTATAATAAGTGTATATAGAAGTAAACTTATTTATGTTTTCACTAAAAGCTATAGTAGTACCATAATGCGGTGTTTCAGTATAATTTACTGCGTCAGTACGTAAGCTAAATAAAACTTCACTATTTAAATAATCATATCCTAACACTACATCTTTATTCATTAATGTTGTGTCAGATAAAAGTCCACTAGTATAACTTTGAGGCCTATACATAGCAGCAAACCAAGATTTAACACCGTGAGTATCTGATATACTTTCTAAACCATTAGCTCTAAAAGCGTATGCTTTTTTTGCATTAGAATCAAACCAATAAATACCTACAGGAGAGGATACTACAGATAAAAAATTACTGCATCCTATATTAGTTGATATATAATTAACATCTTGAATTACATCTCCAGTACCTAATACAATTGATGCTCCTGCTTCATCTAATACGGTTGACACAGGGTTAATAGAAAACTTTCCAAATGCACTTTTTTGTAAAAAATACATAATATCATCTTTAAGAACTAATTTTTCTAAAGAACCGTATAAACCCTCAACATCTGCGTAATTTTCTAGTTTAAAATTCCTCCAGTTATCTACACTTTGATTGTTTGATTTTACATCTGAGTACACTACTCTTGTATCTATAGTTTCATTATCTACAAAATTTAAAGGTTTTGGTAAAAATGTTTCTATATTATTTATATTACTATAAACAGGTTCTAATTCGAATGTATTTAATTCTTGCTCTGTATTAAAACCCCAATCAGTTTTATTTGCAAAATGCCATCCTCCTCTAAGAGTAGTGTTAACAGTAGTTTCAACTGGAAAAGCATAAGATTTACTATGTTCAATTGTACTTCCTGTACTACCAGAGTCTCCCAAACCACTAGAATATTTTCTTACTTTTTCTAAATCGTATAAAGTAACATATGTATCTCCTCCCCAAACCTCTTGAGATTCTCCTAAAGTATCTACAGTAGCATAATGGCCTGTAGAAATATAAATATTACTAGCTCTGGCTGCATAAGTATTTCCACCATATTGAGTTGACCCTCCACCAAAAAGAAGATCGTTAGAGGCAGTACTATGAAGTTCTGTTTTTACAACACCTAAAAGTTTTGCATCCTTCCCAACTCTATCTTGTTGAAGAGGAGAATAAGGAAGCCATTCGTCCCAAGGAATAGTAGCATTAGGATCAAAATATTCTGTATCTACTCCTAAAGCATCTTGAAAAGGATTTATTACTACTAATAAAGATTCTTCACCAATACTTCTAATTTGTATATTAGAAGCACTTACGACGTCAAAAGCCTTATTCTTAAATCCTGTTATTGAATATTCAGCTGAACTATTATTAAAATTAAAAAACCCCTCATTATCAAAGTGTGCACTTAAATCTATGTTTAAATCTGCTCCTCTACCAAATTTACTAGAGTGTAATATCTCATAAGTTCTTCCAAAATAATCTTTAGTGTTTGCAAGTTTATGCGCAGTTAAAACAGTTGCACTAGTTGTATGGCCTTCTGAGCCACTGTCATTTGTCCCTGTAAAATCAGCGTTAGTTTCGCCTACAAAAGCTCCTCCTATTTTTAAATAATTACAAGATCCTGAAGGATAGTCATCATTAAAATTAAAGTCAGGAGAATCTATTGTCATTTGAAAATTATATCTATCCCCCTGTGCTCCACTATCGCCCCCTTTCATATAGTAAAGATTTTGCGGACCAAACCCTGAAAATATTTCCCCATGCATAGAAAATCTTTCTAGAAAATTAATTATACCAGACCCTAAAACAGTTTTATCGTTTTGTTTTCTTTCTACTCTAACTATACTATATCCACTAACTTGAGATTTTAATTCGTGAGGTAAGTCTACTGTAAATTCTAGTCCTAATACATATAAGTCACTTGAATAATGAGATCCAAATTCAGGATCGTCATTATCGTATGAACTTTCTACGTTATCATAATTTCCTGCATTATCTGGATCATAGTAGTTCATAAATGCATAAGCATCTGGCTCATTCTCATTCCAGTTATAATTTGTTCCTCCATGATTTGTTTGAAAATTTTGGGATAGAGTATAATTTGGTAAATATCCTGCGTCTGAGCCTGGGTATCTATCTATATCGTGATAATCTGGAAATCTTATATCATCAATCCAATTTACAAATCCAGGCTTACCTTTTAAATCGTATAAAACAATTCCAAATCTATATATTTCATCTCTTTGATAACCTACATAGTTCATAACATTTTGAGGAGATTTATAATCTCCTTTTACTGCACCAACTGTATCACCACAACCAGTGCCAGGAGCAAATACTCCAGTAACAAATGGTGCTTGATCAGGTACACTTGAAAATTCATTTCCGTTTAATTTTCTTTTTTTAAATTTATAGCTAACATTTACTCCTGAACCACCTAAATCTCTTCCACTTTCATTAAATTTATAACTTAAACCTGCAGGAGTTTGTTGTTTGCCAAAAGCATTATATGGATTATAACTATCATAAAGTTGTCGAATACCTGCATACTCAAATTGTCCTTCAAAATCTGAAGAATTTAAATTTATATAATCATACGGATCTGCAGATTCATTAAAAGTAATATCACTTATATAAGTTGAAGTTTCTACATTAGCCCCTTCAGCTGTTTTTTGTGTGTGAGGATAAATAACATTATCGTTTCTTTTATATCTATAAGATCTTGCGTTAAATAGTAATTCTGTATTTTTATATTTTACATTTCCTAAAAATAATCTATTATCTTTAGTTGTTATACATTTTGCTATATCAGGAGCGCTTTGAAAAGAAGTAACTTCTTCTATGGTTATAGGAGTTCCAGTATTATTTTTATGAGTAAATGATTGTTTACCGCTATTACCAATTTTTCTTTTTTCTATAATGTATACGTCAGAAACAACATTAACATTTGTTTGGTAAATAGCTGCTACTTCAATATGGTCAAAAGTATTATTAACGTCTTGTATATCTATACTTAACTCAACTGCTTTATCTGTAATTTCTCCAGGAGTAATATTACTATATTCTATCTGATTCTCAGGATCTTCTTCATAGGCCCAATATTGAGTTCCACTTAAAATAGGTATAAAATGTGTTATAGGAGAAAAAGTAGTGACAGCTCCTTCGAAATTAGAAAATCTATATGCGTAAGAGTATGATCCTGCAGGTAACTTTCCATTAGAATTTATATTCGTTATTTTAGGGCTGCGTGGAAAACTTATAACAGGCTCTAAATCAAATTCAGGAGGCGTTATAAATGTTAAATCATCTTTAATGTTAAGAGTTCTCACAGGATTTATATTATCTGTCCAATATATTCTTTGAATATTTTCAGATTCATATATACCTATAGCTTGTATTGGATTATTTAAACTAAAATTTAAATCATAAGATTCGTATATAAGTTCAGTATTATCTGTAGGAGCATTAGTTGTAACTGATACTCCTGTTTGAATTTCTACTGAATCAGGTAGTGTGCTTAAATCTGTAGCATGTATTAAAGATGATTGTGCACCTATACCTGTTACTTTTGAAAAAGTAATTAGAGTATTTCTAATTGTAGTATAACCTATTATTTTACAAGGAGCTTGTAATACAGTTGTTCCTGAACTTGATTGCCCACCCTCGCTCGCGTCCTCGTTCCCTTCCTGCTGTATTTCATTAGGTACCTCATACGAATATTGTATATGCACCACCTGTTTATTACCATTGACACTAACTGCAATAGCATTTTCTCCAACATCTCCGTCTGAAATTATCCTAATATTTTCAGCATGCGTGTAAGAACCTGGCTGAGGTACAGTAGCCCCCAAATCTTTTTGCATACCTTTTTCAAATGTATTTATTTGTACGTCTTTCATTATCTATTAAAGTTTTTTCTAATTTCAGGTGAACCTAACGATCTAAAAAATGTTTCATGTTGATTTATTTTTGGAAGTAATCGCATTGTTTGATTTTTAATAGCTTCTATTTGATCAAGATTTGGCATTTTAGCTTTATTACCTGCTTGCCCTACATACCATGCCCACTCTTGTTCTGAATGTTGGAATACATCAGGTCTAAGTTCTCCTTTTCTCCAAGCAATATAATCTATCTTCATTGTAAGATATTTTTTTATTGCTAATTGATAACTTGTTTCTTCTGGTATTAAAGGTAATCCTTCTTCATCTGTAGGAATAGCTAAGTATGCCATACATACTTTTCCTTCTTTTTCAGATAGTGTTATATGATTATTATTTAAATCAAACGTAATTGGGTTAAAGCTATTGTCTACAGCTCCTGTTGTATTAAAAGACATTAAACCTGAATAATCTAAATTTAAATTATCCATTTCTTCTTCATCTCTTTGCTCATAGCCCACAGTACCATCTGTATTTGTTATTTGAACTAGAGTACCCCAGTTTCTTTCTTGCACATTTTCAGCTAGCGTTGTATAACCTTCTATACCACAACAAGCGCCATCAAGTAAATGATGAAAAGTATCTCCTGAATATTCAGCGGGCATACCATTTACAGCCACTTGTTCTAAACTATGAAAGTCACAAGGCAAATGTGCTCTATAATTTTTTATATCTAAATCAGGATTATCTTTATGTCCTGTTACTTTTCGTACATATTGTCTAGGGTGCCCTATTAAATTAAGAGCTTCTTCTGTCCACAACATGCAATCCATCCAAGGTAATTCAAACTGATAACCGTTGTCTGCATATATTTGCTCCATGATTGCATTTAGTGATATATATTTTCCGTTTAGTGCCATGCTATTATATTATTTTTACGTTGAAACTTTTATTGTGCCTCTGTCATTATAAAGAAGTCCTGCTGTTCTAGGGGCTGATGTGGGTAAAGCTGACGCATTTATCTCTTGAGCTATTTCATTACTAGCTATATATCTACGAAGTTCATCTATATCTTCTTTTAAAAGCTGTATTTGATATATAAGTGCTGCCTCTCCTTCAAAAGCCTCAAGCTCTGTGTGTTTAGAGTTGTCGTACTTAGCTTTTAATGTTGCTAAATCACTACCTGTTTTACTGTGTATTGTTCCTACCTTTCTTGATGCTAGTGCCATATTATATTTTTGCTATAGTTAGTTTACCTCCGTATACTTCTTCACCAGATGCTTGTGCTAACTCTATTAATATGTAGTTAGTAGCGTCAGAGTTAACATCAGTAATATCTATTTGTGTACCAATATTACCAGTACCTTTACTTGTTACCGTTTTACTATTAACATCAGCTTCGTAAACAGTAACAGCAGATGTTGCACTACCATAAATGTCTACATGAGTGGCTTTAAAACCAACAGGTATATCTATAGATGCAAACATCTTCGATGTACCATGGGATTCTAACCATCTATCACTACCTGTGTCATCAATCATAACAGGTCTACCAGCATCATCAGGTATAAAATCGCTTGGCAGTATCTTTACGTATGTTATACCAGGTAAAACATTACCAGTTACATCTAAGTTTCCAGCTATAGTTGTTACTGAATTTACTCCCTGACCTATAGAAACATCTACCTCATCTTCTTCACTACCACCAGTTAACTGAATTCCATATTGCAGTTCACCATCGTGGGTAGCAACCCAAATACCAAATTGACCAGATTCTTGACCGTCTGTAGCAACATCAATTTCACACAAAAACCCACCATACTCTTGAGAGTTTTGAGCACTGTCTTCGCCTACAAATCGCACTTCACCAATATTAGTTCCAACTGCTGGAGCAGCACCTCTATCTTTAACAAAGATCATTTGAGCTGGATCGTTAGTATCGTTACTAGTATTTTTTAAAGTAAATATTGGGTCATCGGCATTTGCAGATTCAAACGTTACCGAATCTCCATTAACTGTTAAGTCTCCCCCAAAATATGAACCTCCATTCTGAACATAAAGTGCGTAAGCGTTGGTAATAGTTTGATTTGTACTTGCTACTGGCGATCCTTTTATATAAACTGTAGAAGCGTTTGTAGTTGTTACAGATGAGTTCGTAGCCATTAGCCTAGGATTCTCAAATGTTATATGATTGTATGTAGCGTTTGTTCCAGACGCAGAAGTACTAGCATCTGTCAGATCAGACGCATCAATATGTATTGCATGACCATCGACTCCTATTGTAAGATTTCTGTTATCAACTTGTACAAAACCTTTTGCAGTAATAATACCAGCTAAACTTTTATCTCCTGCTGTTAAGTTTGTAGCCGTAGCTGCATTACCTGTACAAGAACCTGACGAACCAGAAGCATTACCTGTCACGTCACCAGTAAGTGCTCCAGCAAAACCTGTTGCAGTTAGTATACCTGTATTACCAACAAATGTTAATTCAGACTCC